GGAATAGTCCTTAATCAACTCGATTAAGTCTTCCAGCCGTGTCCTGCGAACCACGGATTCAATGTTGCAAATGCAGGCAGAAGATCGAAACGCACCTTCTGTTGGTTAGCATCACCGTCCGCATACTTTGAAACACGCAGACTGAAACCGTCCTCAGTGGTCACTGTGGTATCGGTAGAGAATAACTTCGGAAGCTTGACCGATGCCATGCTGAACGCTTGCGGGTGATAGAACAGGTTTGGCGAAAATGTCGCGCCCTCGGTGAGAATGTCCAATACATCGTCATCCTCAATGACATTGTTGACCGTATTGTAGGCAACATTCGCCTCGAAAATTGCCGGAGACGATACCACCAGCGTTGCCGCGCCACTCGTGAATGCTGCATCTGAGACAGTAACGCCGCGCCAGGGAATGTTTACACCTGCTCCATCAAGCGCCGCATTCCTGGTCGATTGATTCAATAACGCAGTGTCCTCAAGCGCGCCAATCTGAATGACTGAACCCGCTGGCAATGTTCCGCCAAACGTGCCAAAACCGTCCACGATAATCGTTTGCTGCATAGAATCCTTCGCTGCAACATAGGTCGCTGTTGGTGCGCCATTAACCGCACCAGCCGGATCTGCAATCGCTGCAATGGTTACTGATCCGAGCGCATTTGCTGTTAATGCCCGAAGGCCACCAAAGTTACGCGAAATCTGTGCATTCTCCCATGCGGTACGAACTAGTGAATCGACTGCGGTTAATGAGTTCTGTTGGTCCGCCAGTACAACCTGAGTGAACGGGTTGATTAGGTAATACCAGGGCATATCGCCAGGAACGCCTATAGAACTCAGCAGCGCGCCAGCTTCAGCGACATCTGACCACGCTGTAACAGCCGTGCCGGGAGTGCCATGAACCAAGCCAGAGTTCTCCAGCATGAATTGCGCGAAATCCGTCTCAAGATCGGTGACAATACGTCTTGCCATTGGTGCGATGATCTGATCTAACTGATCAAGCTCCAGCGCTTCCTCAACATTGCCCCACTCCGTTGCCGAAGTGAAATAATTCTGAACCGTTGCTGTAGCTTTACCAGAGATGATGTCGTCTTTGACTGAGCTAGAGATATCACCGCCTGCGGTCCGAATCGTACGATAGTCATGCGGACGCTTGATGTCCACAGTCGTACCCGATGCCGGTGTGAATTTACCCGTGAAAAGCTGCGTATCGACGGTCTTTGTCACAACTCGATTGGACTCGAAATGCTTCAAAAACACTCGCATCAGCTTGCGGGTGATGTTACTCGTTAAACTGTTAGCCACTTTGAGCTACTCCTATTGCTAAAGCGGCACCTGAACTACTCCAACGTATAACTATTGCCGTTGGGAAGCTGATCCTCTAATTCCCGGACCCCACCGCCACCTAGCGTGATTGGCGGATCAGGTGCACCACTGGTTTTGGGTTTCAAAAGAGCTGCTTGTGGTCTGACTTCCTTTTCAATTCTGTTTACGAGTTGTAACGCTGACATCCCATTAAGAGCCTCTTGCTCTATCGGGTTGTTGGCTAAATGGTGAACTAGTAACGGACCTTCAGGGTCTTCCATTAATACCGCTAACAGAGTGTCTGAAACACCGTTTTCAATCACCGTTTTTGCCGCTATGTTCGTTTCTGCCGGAGTCAGTCCAAGCTTGATCATATTGGTATCAAAGACAGCAATCTGTTCTGCCTCGGCTACCTTATCCTGATCAACTCTTTCCTGGTCCTTCGCTTTAGCCGCGTCTTGCGTGTTCGTTACTGCGGCGTCGTGTGTAGCTTTACGCTGGATAGCCTCATCACGGGTCTGAACGAGTTCAGTATAGTTTTCTGCATACTGATCAGGCACTGGTGGGATATCTAAATCCGCACTGTTTGCCCTTAACTCATCCAACTCCTTTCTAAGACTATCGGCTTCGGTCTTTGTCTGAACGTGCGCGCGCTCCTCATCTCGAAACTTCTTGTGCTGTTTGTTGATGTCTTTCTGCGCGTTTTCCGCTTTGATAAATCCCTCATGCTTTTCTTCTGCGGGTGCTAAGTCCGCTCCGATCTCGTCGGTTCCCAAATCATCAGTGGTTTGTAGCTCAGTATCCATCTTTACCTCGCCGTGGTTAAGGCCACGCCCTATGTTGCGTTATAAGCCACCGTCATTCCGGTGACGTTTGATGTTGCCGTACCGATGTAATTACAATCGGAGGCATCCGTTATTGTAATCGTATCAGTGGTTCCGCTATTACACGGTATGGTAGTAATACCATTGTACCAAGTGTAATACGGTTGCGTGTACCAAGGTCTGTGGTAATGATGTTCCACATCTCTTTCTTTATCTCCAAAGAGTTCGTGCAACTGTTCATAAAGTTCTCTTGCTTCTGCCATCTTCAGATGGATAGGCTCAAAATCTTCAAGCTCAATATCAATACTCACTACCTTTCTTTTCTTGCTCATACTTATTCCTAAAGTTGTTCGCTTTGACTGTCATGAATAACAGCCGCTTGGTCTATAAATGCCTTAATTCCACCTGGACCAGAGATGGATTCTAATCCCATTGCCTCACGTAGTTTGTTCCACGTATCGGCGTGCTTGTTCAATTCTTCCGTTGTTGCCATCATCTGAGCTAATGCTGTCTTCATAGACTCATTGAAGATCTTAGACTCAGTTTCTGCATCCTTGCGATCCTGTTCCCTGGCATCCGATTCAATCTTGGCATCAAGCTCCTTCTCTTTCCGGACCTCCTCAATACCTGCCAACTGAACCTTGTCTTCCTCTCGTTCAGCCTCCTCTACCAAAGCCACCGCCAGAGGTTCTGGCTCTGGTTCAGGTTGACTGGCTAAGAACTCCCTTTCGTCGTCGGTCATCTGTGTTTCAGGTATTTGACCGGATAGTAACATATTCTGCCGAGATCGCTCTGCCAGCAACTCCATGCCTGGCGCGCTCATATTATTAAACAAAATATCTCTACCTTCCTCCAAGACAGAAGGATCAACCTCTGCCCACTCTCTCATAGCCGTCACAGTCTCTGTCTGGCGATTCTTAAAGGCAGGACCGACAGTACAAACAACATCATACAGCCCGCGTGAGAGATCGTTTATCGTTACCTTATCGCCAGTTTCCTCATCAATTACCGTCTCATTTAAGGCCATCATTTCAAATGAACCATCTTCATTGATAATCCTGACCACTCGGTTAGTATCGTAAGTGGCTGGAGCAGCTCGCACAATTATCTTGGCGGTATGACAAATGGCTATTTCTTGAGACACAAAGTACTTGAAGTTTCTTGTATCGCCTTTGTTCTGTTTGAGTTCAACCGCCACGCCAGACTGTACGCCGATAGGCTGATTGTTGATCTGATCGATTCCTGCCGTGCTTTGCAGGTTGTCAAGCGCATTGGATTTAGCAACCTCAATGCCTTGGTTCAATTGAGGCCCGCCAATTTTGAACGGAGGTGGGGCTTCAGGGTCGGGAGTATAAGGTAGTACAGGGTCGGAGCTGGTGTTGAGGTTCTGCCATGCCTCTTTATTTCCACCAATCTGTGTTGGTGTAGCCATTGTCTTCTCTAATGGCGCGAGTGCGGTTTCCTCTACCTGTCTTGAGCTTGAGTAATTATAAACACGTTGAGCATCCATCTTCTTGGTGATAATGCCCCAATAGTTCGGCACGCTTTGAGATATAGACCAGTTGCCGTAAGTCGGAATAACAGGGATGAATTCAAACACTGTGTCTTGAATGTCAGTTAGCCAATCAGAACCATCGAATATGCGTGTCTTAATGGTATCGGCCTCACGCATTCTATCTCTGACTTCCTCAACACCTTGTTCTTTGAGTTCGTCCTTAATCTTCTGATAGTCCTCATCGTCCACATAAACGGAACCGTTGTTCATTTCTACGATGCGACGTTCAACTTTAACCTTGTATAAAAGCTCGCCAACAATAATGACCTCTGAACGCCGATCCTGAATGACATTGGTTTGCGTTCCTACCGATTGTCCAGATCCTTTAGGAAACATTTCCTTATATTTCTCACGATCCATTGATTGAAGTACAAAGCACCATTCAGCATCTTCTCTGGTTTGTAATACCGCGTTAAAGTCAAACCACACGCGATCTGGCGCATCCGATATGCCATCAATATACAGATCCTGGTCGAAGCTATTATTATCGCCCCAGCGTTGATTAACGCGCCATGCATCAAATCCTGCACTGATCATGTTCCGACCAGCAGCACTGAATATATCCGAGGCATTGGAGAGGTTTTCGATATTGCGAATCAGTCCATCATAAGTCTTGGCCAGGTCTTTGGTGGCATCTCCTCCCGAGGGCTTGACCTTGATGTTAAAGTCGGCCTGTTCCATTTCTCCGGCTATGTCATCAACAATGTCATTGCACCGATCAAAGGTATATCGAGGTCTGTCTGTAAAAGAGGCAGTAACCTCATCCTCCCATTGACCGTCCGGCTCGCGTAAGAATAAAAGCACCTCCCGTACCTTATCTCTGCGTTCGGACTCAATGGTTTGAGCTTTGCGTAGAAGCTGGATAACAGCGGTGTGATCGGTTAGGTCAGCCATGATCGTGGACATCAGTGTCTGGCGCATATACTTCGTGAATGCTGTAGCTCAAATCTCCCCCATAATGAGCATGAGCATGTTTCTCTGCCGATTCCTGATCGTCGAATAACCCAAATGTTTTGGTTTCCATGATGGGGGCGGTTTTCCCAGTCATTCTGTGACGGGCTTGCATAACTATCCACATGGTCGCTGTCTTTTCTCAGCCATGATAGACCGTGCTGAAATTAAGATTAAACGCCTCTGGTCTTATATTAGGGTTGGCCAGAGCCATCATCATTGAGTCCGCCATATTGGGAGAATCTATCTTAGCTACCCGCATTTCATCCTTGCTCATTATCTGTATCAGACCACTGCCATTAGCTTTTCTCGGTATTCTACACAGTTCAGCCCGTAATGCAGCCATGTTGGGTATATCCGAAGACAGACTGATCAAGTCGTCAGGGTCTATGTATTGCTTCTTTTCAACCGCGTTATAGGTCTTTTGAAAGCGTTCCCTTAGTAACCAGTAGTATTGCGCTCTACGGTTCTTGAAGGTTTGTTCATTAGTTTTCGCTCTGACATTGGAATGCGTATCGGTAGGCTGAAAGATTTGTTTGGGATTATCCACGCCTTTAGATCCTCTGAACTCTACGTGATCCATCTTCTTACCCGCGATAGATTCTAATGTTTGTCGCCTTAACGAAGCGCCCATGCCGTCAGCATCCCACACATAAACGTCTGCCTGTTCTTCTATGGCATATCCTGTCGCCCAGTCACAGCCCTCATTCACATCAAGGGCGTCTTTCTCCTGTACATCCAGGAACACAGCGCCGTGTCTTAGGGCTAGTCCCTTAGCGTCTGGGCCTTCGTCGGATGGATCATGGGCTACTACCTTCACGCCATTTGGTTTGAAGCCTAGTTTGATATGGGCATCAATAGCAGCATCGAACCATTCCGGCTTAATAATAGCGTTATCCACTGAATCATTAAACGCCCCTTCCCATACCCAGTCATACCAGGATCGTGTCTGATGTTCGTAATCCCATAGTCGAAGCTTTTCTTGCTCCTCATTCCACCACGGATTGTCCCGCCAGTTCACGACCACTATGTAGTGAAGATCATCCTCATAATAGCCGTCACGCTGTAGGTCTTTTTGATATGGGTTGATGAATCGCTTACTGAACGGGTCAGCACTGGACTGGGGATTAGCACTAAACCAACACTGTGCTCCAGGGTTGCGAATGATTGTAGGTAGCAGCTTGTCTAGCGAGGCTTGAGAGGCTCTGTGTGCTTCCTCAAACCATGAATACTTATAGCCTTGGGCAGATTGCATGGCGTCAGGATTACGATTAGCGCCCTTGTAAGTCGTTCTCGCACCATTCGGCGCTATGATTCTACGTTCCTGTATATCCCAGCCTTCCAACTTTAATCTGTTGTTGATCGAGTCTGTCAGGACTTTATGTACAGAGTCTACAACCGAGTCCTGGAACTCTCGAAGGCAATA